TATCGAGTCGTTCCATCTTGCTCTTCTCCCTTCTCTTCGTGTGCTATGTCGATAAGGTCGGCCAGATACATGTCAATGGTCTTCTGGTGGTCGGCGGAGCGATAATACATGTCAATCGCCACGAACTCAGCGCATACTTTGGCAATAGAGGAACTTTGACCCCAGTTCTTGCCGGTTCTGCGAAGAATGAAATCGGAGACACGCTGGGAAAGTTCTTGAGCTTCTCCATTGGATATGGAATCGGTCTCAAGGTCAAGCGCGTTTCGAACTTCTTGAATTGTTAGAATTGCGGTTGCTTTCATTGCGTGTCTCCTTTTTTTCAATTAGTTTTTAGTTGGTTTTATTTGCCTAAATTAGGCGGAAAGTTTAGCGTATTTGAAGGCGCCAGGGACAGCCTTGGCAGAAGCCTGTTGATTGACCACATAAGTGGTGGTTCCCTTAGTGGCGCTTCTTTCGGTCTCGAAGTGCATAGGCGCCATGAAGTTGACTTTGAAGAATCTTCCAACGTCGCCGAAGATGATGTCGCCAGCGACAAGATTTTCATCGGCTTCAACAGGAGCATTGGCGATGAAACGGATACCTTCAGGGTTGTTGACAATGGGAATGACATAATCGCCGTGACTATCTTTGGAGAAGGCGACTCCGTCATAGGCAGTCTGGGAGAGATAGAGCTTAGCTCTTCTTCTATATTTGCCAGTCAAGCCTTTGATTAAGGTTTCAATGACGGCGAGTTCGCCACCAGCGGAGTAGGTGGAAGCAGTCACTCCAGCAGTGATGCCAGAGATGTGGCCATTTAAGCCAGTGCCATAAATAACTTCGCCACCCCAGTCTTCGGAGAAGTCAGCTTCTAAGGTTTGGAGCACATAGGAGCCAAGGTCGAAGTCGGTCATGTTATTTAATTCATCAGTGACAACGAGTTGAGTCTGTAAGTTGCCGACAACAAGGTTGAGTCTGCTCCATTCCCATTGGGCATCGGCGACGTCAGAGCCTTCAGTCTTGACTTGGGCTTTGGTTCTGGAAGCTCTATAAGGAAGAGCGACAGCGCCTTTAATGTAAGTGGGGATTAAGTCAGCGAGAATAGGAGATAAAGCTCCGTCTTCTCTCAATAAATCTAAGACAATTAAGGTGGGGATAAGCTGACCGCCATTGTTGACACCATCGGCATTGGCGGTTGCCTGGACGAAGGTGGTGGCAGTTGTAGTCAAGGAAGTGTCAAGGGCTCTCTCCTTGATGGTTTCTTCAGTGATGGGCTTATTTCTAAGAGCCATACCGAATAAAGTGATTTGAGATTCTCTTCTGGTTAACATTTTGGGTTTTTCCTTTCTTTGAGCGACATCATTTTTCTTTGCTTGCTCGAGTTCGCTCTGTTCTTTCTCAATCAAGCTGTCTCTTTCCTTAGTCTTGGAATCTTTTTCGGTTGCAATTTCAGCAAGGCGTTTCTCAAGATTGGAGACTTCGAGAGTTCTCTCTTCAATGCCTTTTTCATCGGCTTCTTTTAATTCGTTTTGAATCTGAGAAAGTCTTTCCTTTGATGCTTTTTCCTCGTTTTCCAAGGCAAGGAGTGCCTCGTTTAAGGCTTGAATCAATTCACGATAATTCATGAATGGTTCTCCTTTCGTTTTTAGTGACTCTCTCCAGAGTCTAGCAAGCCTTTGATTTTATCGAGAAGGGCTTGTCTCTTCTTCTCGACCTCGAGCGCGTTCTTGCGGTTCTCCAACTCATCCTTTAACTTCTCCAAGTCAACGGAACGAACAGCACTAATTGAGGTGTTATCATACGCGGGGAACTCCACCGCGGAGACATCATATAATTTGCGGACTTTCTGAACATGGAAGCAGTGATTGTCCTCGTCATAGGCTTCTTGAGAGGTCGTGAAGGCGAAGGACATTCTATCGAGAAGTCCATCGCGGACATCCTTGTAGAACTGAGCGCATCTCTCGTTGTCCTTGGGGAGTTTGGCTTTGAAGTAGACGCCATCCTCACGGACTTCTAATTCAAGAGATTTGTTTCTTGTTCTAGCGACTGCGAAGTTGCCGTCTCCGTGATTGACGTTGAGAACAACGTCGGTCATGTCGGTTCCTTCAAACGAATCTCTTTCGATGACTTCTTTGATGTCATATCCGAGTCCTGTCATAGAGCCAGGATAGAGGACTGTCTCTTCTCCAAAAGTGACAGGTTTTCCTTCGACGTGATAGAAAGCATCATCGACGTTTTGAGCTTCTTCTCTTGCTTTGAGAGCTAAATCGAGAAGGCGGATTTCTCTGTCTTTTCTTTCAAAAGGGTTTTTATTCATTGTTTTGGTCTCCTTCCTGACTCTCTTCATCTGGAGTCGGATTGTTGTCTATGTTTTCATCTTGCGGAAGTCTATCAAGTCTCTTAATGAGAATGTTCTCTTCAGGGGGAAGAGGGTCGACTCCAGCAAGACGTCGAATGTCGTTGGTATAGTAGTATCCGGATTGAACGAGTAGCTGTCCGGCTTGCAATCGGTGCGCCTGGGATGCAGTGAAGAGGTATCTCGTATCCACGACGATTATTCGACCGCCGGCGATTGCCTTTCTTGATAAGAGCTTCAGAGATAGCTCAACTCCTAGCTCATCGGCGAAGGGGTCAACGGAAGTCTCGACCCAGTTGTTGTATTGGTCATCCGTTGCGGTTCCATCAACAATGGATTTGCTGACACCGAAGTAAGTGTATATTTGGTCAATGAATGGAGTGACTTTGTCGGTGCCAGTCCATTGATTGTTGGAGTTGATGGGAACGATGCCTTCACTTGCGTCAGAATAAAGAGCTCCGTTGGCTCCCACTTCTGAGATGAGTTGATTCAATCGTTCTTGACGTTCTCTTCTTTGGTCTTCATTTAAGACACGCGTTGAAGTGGCGATGAAGCGCACGATTCCAGCGTCCTTGATGGATTTTGTTAAACCTGTGAAGTTGTCCTCGACCAGTTGAACGATTTTCTTCAGTGCCTCGTTGTTTGAGGCATAAGGATTGGCGATTGTAGGTCTTCTCGCGAGAACTATCATGTCATCGGCTTTGACTGCTTTTTGAACGCCATTGAGATTGAATAAAAAAGTCTCAACTGGTGCCGAGGTGCTTTCATCGACAGCAACCTGGAAATTGACATCGGCGATGTCTAAAGCGTATAAAGCGCGAACTTGTTCATCGAGTTTGACCTTTCTCAAGTCGCGGTCAATCCAGATGAATGCGAGGTTTGAGGTGTAGTAGCTATCAATGACCTGGCGCCAGAAGTTGATGGCATTTTGCGTCGGATTCGGTTGGAATCTAAGAAGATAGTCGATGTTTGGATAGTCCTTATCCTGGTTTTTTTCGAAGAACACCATCGGCTTTAATTTGCTTAAAACGCGGACATAAAGGGAAATACAGCTCTCGTATGTTGCGTTTGCTTTCTCATTCGCCTTGGTGTCAGCTCCGAAGGGATTGAGCGTGATTAGAGTCTGGAAAGAACTTCCGACTGCTTTGTTGTTTTTTTTGCCTGTGAAGATTTTGACAAGATTTGACCAGATTCCCATGTCGGCAGTCTCTCCTTTCTTTGGTGTTTTATATCGTCTCTATTTTCGAATTATGGCATGTCGAAAGTCATTATTTTTCGCTCTCTGGCTTTCCGAGCGGATACTGGTTCATGTAGCTCGATGGCTCATCCAGGAACTTCACGAGAGCGTTAAGTGATGCCATGAATCCATCAATCTTCTTCTCTCTCTTATCGTTGACCTTTTTCGGCATGATGTTTCCGTTGATGTCCGGTTCCATTTCAACGTTGGAGAGTTGCCACTTCATCACAGGGTTTCCAAGGTATGTGATGCGCTTTTCACGCATTCTGACAAGAAACTCTTTGCAAGGCTCCGACAAGGTTTGGCGACCTTGGCGGACTGCGCTTTGAACATACTTCTCGGAGTATCCTCTAAGGTCGAGAGCATCCACCACCATGGAAGAGTTCCATGGGTCGTAGGCAATGAATTGATACACATATCCAAACTGACTCGGAAGCTCTTCTGAGATATATGACACGATGGCGTTGTAGTTGACCCTTTCCCTTCCAGCGATTCGGATGAGTCCGCGGTCAACCCACTGGCGGAACGGAACCTTGGACGTGATGCAGTCTTCCGATTCCAAGAAGCTCTCAGTGATGAAGAACATCGGCAACAGGATGATGGAATCTCTCGCGCCATCGAAGAGCAGAACTGACACGGAACTCATGTCGAGACTCATTGATAAGTCATAGCCGAGAATCGTGATTTGATTGTTGAACTTCTTCACGAAATCCCACCACTTTGGAGTGCCCCACTCGCCGACTTCTTCCTTGGAGTAAAGCCCCCACTCTCCGTTGTTGATTTCTTGTGCGGTCAGCCACACTTGTCTTTGCACACCGATAATGTTGAAGTCTTTAATCTTGACCGAAAGTCCAAAGTTCGCGTCAGATTGCATTCTAATAACATTCTGGCGGAGCTTATCCCTGTCTTTGATGACATCAATTCCAGGATTCGCTTTTATCCAGCACTCTTCATCCGCCACTTCATTTGGGTCGTCGAGTTCATAAAGCAACGGAAAGAGCGTGTCATCGTTCACGAGGTTGTCGATGACTTTGACCGCATACTCGTATTCATCATCGAACAACTGGCCACGCTGAAATCCAGCAGTTGAAATCATCGAGAGAAGGGGTTCTTCTCTTGCTGTCATTGATTGTTTTAAAATGTCATAAATCGAACGAGGCAACTCGTGAATCTCATCTATCAAAGCTCCTGAAGCGTTCAAACCATCGAATGTCTTGACGTTCTTTGAGAGCACTTTGTAGTTGCTCGGAATTGCCGAGTAGCCCTTTGTGGTGTAGATTGTCGGTTGAGGAAAGACCTTGTATTTCATGC